CACAGGAGCCGCGAGGCCGCTGTCGTAGACGGTGATGGCGAGCGGGTTGTTGGTGCTGACGGTATCGAACCGCACCGCGCTGCCGTTCGGCAGATCGGGGCGACGAGCGGTGGTGAAGCCGTTGAGGCGCTTCACGCGCAGCGCGGAGGTGGCCGCCTGAGCGCCATCCGCCACGGTCCAGCCCGACTCGGCCGCGTTGTACATGCGGTTACGGACGAGGCGGTTCAGCGCCTGACCTGCCGACATACCCAGCTGGTGGGCGTTGCGGAGGAACAGGTTGGCGATTGCCGTGATGCTGGTCGGCATGTGGGTGTCGATGCTGTCAGCGTACTGCTGAAGCGTGGCGCTCCACTGCTCGGCCTGGTAGTTCGAGGGGGCCGGATCGCTGCCCGGCTGAAGCGGGCGCATCTTGGGGCGCACAAGGCCGACGCCCGTGAACACCATGCTATCACCGACGTTGGCCGGCCAGATCTGCGGCATGGCCTCGCCACGGAACAGCATGCGAGGGAAGAGCGCGTCGTGGAACGCACGCTCAAGGATGTTCTCCTGCACAAGCGCCCGAACCTCGGGCGTCTGCAGAATGGTGGAAAAATCAGCCATTGTTATCTCTCCTGGTGGGGCGGGATCATTCCCGCGCCCGTGGGTTTGTCAGACTAAACAGTCGGGTTGAAGCCCAACTGCATCATGCGCCTACGGAACTCATCAGGCTTCATCGAACGGGCGTCCGTCTTGCCTGCTGCGGTCTGCGCCTCCTGCACAGCGCTGGCCTTGGGAGCAGCGGGAGCCGCTCCAACGCCAGTGCCCGTGGTGGCAGGCACAACCATCTCACCGAAAAGGTACGGATGCGAGGCTCGCAGATTGTCGAAGAAGTGACTCTCGTTGAACGTCGCCAGTGCCTTCTCGTCCTTGCCTTCCAGTTCACGCTGGATCAGGCGGATTGCGTAGTCCACGTCCTTGACGCCCTTGCCAACAGCCGTCTCGCGCAGGGCGAATTCGGCTTCCTTGGCCTCAAGCTGTCGCTGGAGCTTTCGACGCTGCGCCTGCTCTGCGGCAAACTGCTTTGCCAGCCGCTCCCGCTCACGATGGAGCTTCTGCATCTGCTTGGCGTGATCCGTCTGACCGGCCGGCTGTGCAGTAACTGCCTGCACCTCTTCATCCAGCTCGATCTCAGGCTCCTTCGCCTTGGCCGGGGGCGTCGTGGGTGCCTTGGCGGTAGCCGTCTTGGCTGCTGCCATAGCTGCAATCGCGTCATCAATGCTGGAGAAACCTGCGGCCTTGAACTTAGCCTCAAGCTCCGTCACTGCCTCGCGCTTGCCACGCTCACGCTGCTCCTGCTTCAGCTTGCCAATGGCATGCTGCGGCAGAATCACGTTCTTCCCATTCGCAATAGTGGGAAGTGCCGGCTCTGCTGCCTCTGCGGAAACCGGGGCCGAAACCTCGGGTGCAAGGGCAGCTGCTGCGGCGTCAGCCATAGGGGCTGCGTCCACAGACTCATTTACGACGTTGTTCTCATCCTGCATCTGCTCTCTCCTTCTCTCGCCTTAACCGACTATTCACCGCCGTCGTTCGCGTGGTGACAATCGAAGTGCGAGCTTTTGCTGGGGTGTGATCAACGGGCCGTGTCCCGCCAATCAGTGAACTACATATCGCACACGGGCGGAAAGAATGGCCTTAGATGGACGGCCAAGCAGTGTCGAGAGCCACCGCAGGGCGGGGCATGTACGACACCACAGCGCCGGTCACGTTGGCCTCAAAGGTCACCGTGGCTCCGTCAGCCGACACAGTGCAAACGGTGGCAGAAGCAGTGCCGCCAGCATCAGTCACGATACGAGGGCCGGCAGCAGCCGCGCCACCGGTCACGCGCACACCGAACACCGCCAGAGCCGGCGGGTCGAGGGTGATGGTGGTGGCAGCCGACTGAGAAACAGTCTCAGTCTTCGGCTCCAGCATGGTGCCCAGGTCGATCTTGGCAAGAACGTCGGCCAGGGTGTTGGGGTTCGCGCGGTTCAGCGCGCTCTTCAGCGTCTCAGCAGCCATTGTAGTTCTCTCCGTTTGTCGGAATGGTCCTAAGCCTTCTGGCCAAGGAAGTATTTGACCACAGTCGAGGTGGCGGGAACCCGCTCCACCGAAATGGCCGTGATGTCGGTGTTTGCCGACGTGAGGGCAAGAAACGAGTCAACCGGAATAGCCTGCGAAGAGCCATCCGCAGAGGTGATGCGCGCAATGACCTTGCCGCCCACCGCCTTGAGAATGACCACATTCACTGCCGCAAGGCTGCTAACCGGCAGCGCCACAGGCCCATCAACTGAAAGCGTGATCTGCGAAACAAGTTCGTTCGCAAGAGTCATGTTCTCGTTGATGGGCGCAGTGATCTGCGGGTCACCAGATGGCGACCCCGAGGTGGGAGTCGCCGTGTAGGTGCCTTGAAGCGAAAACGTGTCAGCCACTTACCGCTCGCCGCCAGCCGCGCTCTTCAGCACGAACGGCGAAGGGGCCGGAGCCATCGGGAGCTGCTGAGTGGGCAGCTTGGCCTCGGTCGTGATTGCCGGCAGCTTGTCCGCGTACTTGCCAGCCATGGCGTCATACGCCTCAGTCGGCTCGTTGTACTGACGGCCCTGTCCGATGTTCTTGGTATCCATAGCTATCTCCTACTTGCCGCCCTTGAGGTTGGCGAAAGGTGCAGGGGTGTTGGGCAGCGGCATGTATGCCGGCGCTGCCGGGGTCTTGCACACGGTGTCGTAATACTTGCCAGCCACCGCATCGTAGACGTTGGTCGGCTCGGGCATTGCGGGGCTGATTGCCGCCGCCATCTCAGTTGCAGTCTTCATGGGTGCCTCTACTTCTTGAGGTTAGCGAACGGGGTTGCCGTGTTGATTGCGCTACCAGCCGTCGAGATCATCGGCTTCTGCTCAACGTAGTGACCAGAGGTGGTCACGCCGGGCATAACCGGCACGCCAGCGTTAGCATCGTAGGACGCCACGCCCTGAAAGCCGGAACGGTCAGTGCCGATCTCAAGGGCGCGCTTGCGGCTGGAACGCAGGGTGCCGGGGGACGGAGGAGGGGTATATGCGGCCATGGAATGCCTCTACTTCTTCAGAGTGAAGGGAGCGCCTGCGCTGTTGAGTGCGCGCGACTCAAAGTTCTTGATGCTGGAAAGGCCGAGGTCGCCCTTGGCCGTCCGCTCTGCCGACTCAGGCGGCAGGGAGTACCACTTCTCGCTTCCGTGGAAGTCCGACTCCTTGTGCATGACGCCAGGACGGATCTCAATCGGCTTGTCGAGCGGGTATGTCATTGCGACGGTGCGCGCCATAGTTCCTCCACAATCCCCCAACAGAGGGGAATCGTCAACTCAGCCTATGCCGACCGTGCAGCCCAATACAGGAACGGCACCACAGAGGCATCATTCTCAATAACGCCAGCCTCTTCCAGATTCTCAACCAGCTCATGCAGCTGGTCAGGGTCCATCTCGGCCAGATGCGTCTTGATGCCGTCCACCAGCTCCTGCGGCATGGATGCCATGGCGGTAGCGATAGCCGACTTGGACTCCTCGTCGATGGAGTCCATGGCATCCACAATCACGGACGAGGCTGCCGCTTGAATCTCTTCAGCGTGCTGAAACAGAAGCTCAAGGAAGCCTTCGTAGTCGCCAGTGGCACCAGCCTCCTCAAGCTCCTCCTCGGCCTCTTCCTTGTACTCATGCTCATCATGGTCCTCTTCCTCGTAATCGGGGAAGGCGGAATCTTCCGCAACCTGGTCCATGTAGCTCTTGAGCTTGCTGGGATTAACGGCCATGTGAGAACCTCTCAAAGTCAACCAACTTTTGCACAATACGCTGCAAAACGATTTCTGTCACGTCCACAATCGCATAGAACCGCTATTCGTTGGGCAGGTCCACTCGCTGCCCATTCTGCCAAATCCACCCCGGCACCTTCCAGCCGGGACGCCACGGCATTGTGACACTGCGATCATTGGGGCGATTGGGGCTGCACTCGTAGGTTTGATTCCAAAAGCTGCGGTGAACAGAGGGATCAGGGGGCATCACAAAAATGCCATCCATAGACGTAACTTGTCCGTGTAGAACAAGAGAATCCTTGCCCACTCGGCTATCCATAGGCATTCCGGTCACATCATCCACAAGCTCAGTCCAGCGTTTCTTGAGGTCGCGCAACTCTTGGCCAACAAGCGCAATACTATCGGAGTGAGCTAGGTTATACGCTTTAGCCATCTCGGTCACGATGATGCGCTCGCCCTGCCACCATTCACCGTCAAAAGTTTGACGCAAGCTATCAATAGCCTCGGTGGAGGACTCGCCGACCGCAAGGCTGACAGCCATGCGCTGCTGCGCCGCCTGATTCAACCGAACCCCGTACTGACGAAACGAGGTGGCGTTGGCCCTGTCCAGATAGGCGCGCCTCCGCTCCACCAAGCCGGCCATGATCGTTGGCTCCAGCAAGGGCAGCGACAGGTCGCCATCCCCCAACTCAGCCTCCAGCAACGTGATGGTCCGATCCGTCTCCCGCACTCCCTCCTCCTGCGCCTCCTCCGAGATGGGAATGAACTGAGAGTGTAACTTGCGGGCGAGGTCCGCCTGCGCCTTGTAGACCACCGCGAGCAGCTGCTGCGCCTGTAGGGGAGTCAGCGGATCGTTCCGCGTGTCCTTGGCCATGCGCGCCATAGCGCGCTCAAGGTCGTCCTGCGTCTTGTCGTAGTACCGCTTGAGTTGGAGCGCGCTGCGCCTGTCCAGAATCCGGTCCAGCACGGCGCGGTGCTGGCGCAACGCGTGTGCGTACCGGGTGAGCGCGTCTGAGCGTGAAGCCATTAGAGGCCCCAGGAGGCGCGCGGAGCGCGCCGGATGGGTACTGACCGCACCCGCATAGCGTTTGAGGCTGGAAGGTGCCCTAGCGTTCGTTTAAAGGGCATCGACGCCTCCGTGTTGAGTCCGAGTGTGGTGGGGAGGGAGCAAAACCCATGCCTTTGGGTCAGCAGGTGTTCATCCAGCGTTCATGTGAACAAAACTAGGAAGCGCGGTGAAACCGCGCGTTTTTTGGAAGAGCCGTTAGGCTCTTTCATAAAAACAGGTACTTGGTTTCTATAGGCTCCACCACTTGATTTCCGTTATGCGTGTTCTGTTCACTTAGAGTCTGCTCCACCACTTGATTTACAGATCACTCAATCCGCTTCAATTCCAGCACTTCTGGCATCGTCATGCACGTCATCATGGCACGCATGGCAGAGCGTGACGAGGTTGCGCGGATCAGTGCGGCCAGCGACCTTGTGCAGCCGTCTCAGATAGGGGCTGGCGAGGATGTCTGCCTTGTGGTGGACCGTCAGATCTTGACGGTCTCCGCACTTGTGACAGTGCCAGCCATCTCGTCGAAAGATGCCCAGCACCACGGAAGCAGGCAGCCCACCTCGGCCCTGAGAGTGCAGGGTGGCACCCTGCTCCAGAGCCTCCACCTCCATGCGCTCTAGGGCTCTAACTTCACCCGCAGGCTCAGTTTTCTGAGGCTTGCGACGGAAGCTCATGTAGCGGGCAGCCTGCTCTCCCATGGCTTAGTCTCCGTATCCGACCTGAATGGCGTCCTTCTTGCCATCATCAATCTCGACCACGGCCCAGCTAGGGGCGCTGCGTGCGGCCTCGATGCGGGCCTCGACCTTGCAGTTGTCGCACCAGACCGTATCGCTGGCCTTGATGTAGTCCTTGCCGATCTTGTCGCCAGAGGACTCCTTGAAGCGCACCACAGGCAGCTTGCCTGACTCGTCCGGGTTGGTGGCCATGATGGCAGCCAGAAGGTTGGGTGCCCGCTTCATGGCCTCATCCACAGGCATGAACACCTTGATGCGGCAGGCACCAGGGGCATTGCAGCCATTGCACTTGCGGCCAATGCCCCACTTCCGATGCGCCTCCTGCGGAGTCATCTTTCCGCCCATGAACTTCTGGCGGTGCAGAATATCCCGCTTGGGGGCGGATGCAGCCTCAACAGGCGTCACCAGAGGGCTAGGCTTGATTTCATTGCTCATGCGGACTCCTATGCCCCCTAGGTAGGGGCACCATACAGAAGCGCGATATGCGGCCAGCCCACATCCATGGACAGCGCCCTATCGTCAATAAACAGGTCTGCCATCGGCTTTCCCTGTAGGCCGTCATCTATCGCATCAAACACGCCTGCCAACTCGGTAGCACAAAAGTTCAACATCTGGTGATACCGCGCCCAATGAATCTCGCGGCCCTGTGACCACGCATGTTCATTCGGACGGCGCACCCCTGCGCGCACCAAGGGATCCCACTCAGAAGTAAACAGAAGCGCCCTATTGGAGCGTGCGCTGTAGAGCAGAAGGGTGTGCCCTGCCTTCTTGAGCGCAAGCAGCCCCTCTTTGGCTCCAGGAATGAGGTTTAGGGGCGAGGAGGTGTCAGAAAAAGACCTGCCTTTTACTGACACCACCACCCCATCAAAGTCGACTGCAATCAACATCACTCAGACTCGGGAATAGGTGCCTTCTGCTGATCTGGCGGCAGAGGCGGCACCAACTTGGCAGCCTGAGTGGCCTGCGTCAGCTTGCTTTCGCCCCATTCGCTACCACTCAAGCCAGCCATGAGCTGATCATCCAGCTCATCCTTCATGGCCTGAGACTCCTGCTGCACCTTGCGAGCCATGGCGCGGGCATCTTCCACAAGGAAGTACGGAGCCGTGAAGGCCACCGCATGCTCATGATCAAGCAGCCCGCCAAGGCGAGCCGTGGTTACCGACTGCACCGCCTTGAACGCCTCGTCCAGAGACGGATTGAAGTACGGACCCCAGTTCAGGTTGATCATGATGTCGCCGTCATCCGACAGCTTGCGCGCAACCCGCTCAGTGGACAGGTCATCTCGGGTAATCAGCCGCAGCGGCAGCTTCACCTCTTGGCGAACAATCATGCCCTCCACAGCGCGCGGCTTTTCCACGATCCGAACCGCCTTAACCATCATCTCCAGCAAAGGCTTTACGCATCGCTCGCCGTACTGTTCTCGTAGCACGTCAGCCTTGGCCAACATCGAGGCGTACATGCGCTCAATCTCGGTAGCGGTCTTGCGGCTGGCTGCGTTCTGCCCTGGCTGATCCAGCACGCACTGGGCCACCTCAAGGGCCATGATGCGAAGCTGCTGCACCATGTCCATTGCGGCCTTGATTCCGTGCCCGCTGATCTCCATGTAGTCAGCGCTAGACCCCTGTGGCAGCTTCAGGGCGTTCTTGCTGCCCTTGCGCACGCTGTCCAGTTCCGCATCCGTAATGATCCGCAGGGTGGGGTCACAGCTCGCCAGAATGCCCTGATTGGCCTGAGAGAGCAGCGCGTCGATCTGCTCGCACATGTCCTCAATGCCCAAGCAGTCAGAGTCCCCGTCAATGTCGTCCTGCACAGGGATGTTCTGAGTCCATACCACAGGGCAGAACCCAAAGCCGTGAACTACCTCGCGCTCGACCTCCCAATCAGGCACCTCATCCGACACAGGAATCGCCTTGAACAGAATGTCGCGCTCCTGATCAATGATCCGCCTGTACCAATAGGGCCGCTGAATCCACTCCCCCGTCT